AGTTTTTGTAATTGTTCCAAAAGTAGGTTGCCCTGGAGCAACTCCTGATGCATATATGTATGATCCTCCATCTCCAATCACGGTTGTGGAACTTGATGTATTAGATGCTCTAACTCTAGCTCTCATAAAATAATAGTACCCGTATCCGCCTACTGGTTGCGGACTACCCCAGGAAGAAGATTGAGATGTTGAAGTTGTATAGGAAGAAGATGCAAATGTTTGAACATTAGTCCAATTAACGTTATCATTACTTCCTTCGTATTCAATTTGATATCTGGTGGCATTTGTTGAAGCATTCCATGACAAAGAAGTTGTTCTTACTACTCCACCACTACCACTAGTTGGGTGATTTTTTACAAATGACACTGTGCTAAATGCTTGTGGTGTTGTATCTGTTACAATTGCAGTTACTGCTGTTACCTGATTTAATCCATTAGTAAATAAACCTACTCCTATATCGTAATCTGATCCTGTGTTAAATGCGGTTTCTTCTGCAATGATATAGCTGTTGAGATCTTCTGGCTGCACAACATAAGAGTACGACCCAGAAGCAGAGTAAATTGGAGTTCTTCCTTGACCATCATATATAGCCGTATTACTGCTAGACTTATACCAATAAATTGTATTTCTAGCAGCATCTGGCTTATATGCTTCAGTTGTATTCCATGAAGAGCCTACAGATAAAGTAGAGCCTACGCTAGCCGTTCCATTTATTCCAAAAGATATATTTATAGGAGTTCTTCTTATAACCTTAGATCTTCCGTAGGTATTTTCTGAATCTGCCGTTCCATTGTATGCAGAGTTTGATGCATTTGCAGTAATTCTAAAAGATATATATTTTCCATCCGCTGCAGAAGCATTTGCTTGTGAAGAAATTGTTAATGCATTTGATGGAGATGTAAATGTTCCTGTTGCTAAAGTTCCTAGTTGATCTGCTGTTCCAACAACTGAAGTGTCCCAATATGGCCAAGCATATGAGTAAGAAGATATGGTAAATCCATTTGGATCCCAAGTTCCATTTCTTCCGTAATAAGTTGTACCAATTCTTATGGGTGCGCCGTCAAAATAAATTGGTGTTGATCCGCTTGCCGTTGTAGTAATAAATGGATCTGAAGTAGAATAAACTCCAGACAAGGGCCAAACTCTAAGCCATGCAGATGTTCCAGTTTTTATCCATATATTTTTTGCGGCAGACCATGTAGCACTAAGTCTTTTAATATGTATGGCTGTAGCCTTTTTCCATCTAGTGGTCCCAGTTGTGCTTGCTTTTATCCATATATCAGACATACTTTATTGTACCATTTCTCACTAATATTGTATATATATGTCGCCTACATATCCACTAGAATCACTAGTAGATTTTACTGCAGTTCCTGCAGATATATTTCTAACTGAACTATACGCTATTGATGTATTTGTTGGAATTGTTAAAGAAGCATTGTAAAGTGTTGCTCCACCAGACTGAATGTTAAAATCTGTATCTGGTTGCCCTAAAGCGTTATTAAGTGATAGTGATATTCCACTTGGAGAAATGCTTGCATACCATGTGCTTGCTGGGTAGCCTACCGTGCCTTCTCTAGAACTTCCAGATTGAATTATAATTTCATTACCGCTATTGAAAGTATACATTTGTCCCGCAACTGCATTGGAATCATTTAAAAATTCATATGCAGCGTTAGTTCCATTAATTCTAAGTCCGCCAAATAAGAACCCTGTATTTTGAGTGTATATGCCTCCTGTAGTTAAATTTAAATTTCCAGTTACTGACAAGTCTCCTAAACTTCCGCTTGAGGCTGTAATAACTCCAGATATCTCTGCTCCAGAAGCGTACAGTTTTCCTTCTCTTGTAATTCTAAGTGGTGTAACAGAACTTGCTACCTGCGTTCCAACCCAAGCCCTGTAAACATTTCCATCATTGGCAGCAGTATTGCTTGAAGATAATCTTATTGTTTCATTTGTATTTGATGCTCCAACAATTATTGATCCTGCGCTATCTAAAACTATATTATTATTTGAAAGAGAATTTGCAGACAATGCCCAGCCAGCTATATTTCCAGCATTTGCAGTAATTTGTCCTGATGCTGCATCTAGTGTTACTGAATTAGATCCGCTTGCAACCTTTAATCCTGATGAATTTAATGCAAATCCATTGCCCGTTAGATTACCATTTGAATTGATTGTTCCATTATATATAGAAGCACCTGCTGTAGATAACTCAATATTTCCACCAATTTTTGTATTGCCATCTACTCCAAGATTTCCATTAATTTTAAGTTCTGCGCCATTCCAATCTATATAATTTGTTGATGTTCCGCCAATTCTTAATGATGCTGACTGTGATGAATCTATATACCAATAATTATTTGCATTAAATACAAGACCTCTTTTGCCTGTATCTACGCCATATCCAAATTTAAATGCTCCCGTATCCCCGCCAGATGTAGCATTAAAATATCCTGTTACATTTACAGTGCTTGCAATAAATGGTGTTCCGCTAATAGCAACATTTGTTGCCGCCACGTAAGATGTTGAAGTATTATTATATTCGTCATAAGTTGCTACAGCAATTTCATAAGTGAGGCCAACGCCGAGTCCAGTTAACCTATATGCTGTTCCAGTGCCTGGAGAATCTGCATAAGAATAATTAGTTGAGCCTGTTGCCTTATATCTAATTCTGTATCCACGAATTCCGTTACCTGTAACTGCAGGCCAAGATATATCTAAGAATCCATTGAATCCAGAAATTCCTCCAGTTTCTACTCCACCCGAAGCTGTAACTGAGGCAACATTAGAAGGACCAGTGGTGTCAACAGAGACTGGCTCTAAAATAGTTATTGGGCCGTATGGTGTACCTTTTTTATTTGCATCAAGAAACATATCTCTATGTACAATATATACATATTTAGGAAGAGAGTCTGATGTTAAAATTGTGCATTGGTTTGCAGTTCCAATGAATACAACTTTTACTGATGGTGCAGATAGAGCACTATTGCTTTCATAAACTACTGTATCTCCGTAGCTTGCAAATGTAGGAACATCCCACTTTAATTGATAAGAGTTGTATCCGCCAGTTGCAACTATATTGGTTGGCGCAACAGACAAATCTGGAACATTTGCGGGAATTGAATATGTAGCAGAAAATGGTCCATCTATTGGAGTAGGTTGAGAATCATCAAGATATAAATACTGAAATACAAAATTATAACTACCAAATATTTTTACTGGTAAATTTTCAATTGTTATTGAATAGGAATCATTAGACTTAATAGATGCGGCTGCAACTGCAGCTGATCCATCTTTTTGCAAATCTGGAGTAGCAACTCCTGCGCCTCCACCGTCTAGCGATCCAGCTAATTGCACCATTAGAATGTAAGTCCTATTCTGTACTCAACATCAATCTCTCTTCCGTATGTCTTTACAATTGGACTTGTAAGAACTGATCTACTTATTAAAGACGAATAAGTGTTAAAGGTATCTTCATCATTGATTCTTAATCCGTCAAGCAATACTGTTGTTGCGCCAGTGTTCTTAGCTTTTGCCCCAACAGAAACTTTTATAATTGAAGTTGGGTCTGGCGTTCCGCTTCCATAACCTGAGCTGTATAAATTGCTTAAAGCTAAAGAATTAATCTTATTAGTTGTTGATGAATCTCCTACAAATCTTATTTCATAGTAATCAGTTAGTGAACTATAAAGCCTAACAAATACATAATCTAAGTTTGTGTCTTGTTGTTTAAATGCAAGAGTAAAGCTATCATTTTGATTGTAGCCAGAAATATCAAATACTGTTGCAAGGCTGTACTTGTTTGTAGAGTTGGAACTAGCACTAAGACTAAACCAAGTGTTACCTATTTTTGGAGCTGGTGTTGTTACTGTTGTGGCTGAAACTCCAGAGTCATCTAGCCAATTTAAATTGTTCTCGAATGTTGAAATAAATCTTCCACTATAATCTGAATTACCTTCTGTTAGTGTTGGGAATAGACCAATCTCGTATACTGTTCCAACTACATCTGATGGGATAGTTGTTTTATAAACAACTGCATATGTTGAATTTCCAGTGCCTGCGTCTGTTTGTATATCTATGCTTCCAAGATTTACAGAAGATCTATAGAATTCAAATCCTAGTCTACTGTCATTTACTGTTGCTGCAACATCTGATATTCCTATTGCTATATCTTTATTATCAAATGAAATTGCTCCCGCCAAGTAAGATGTTATAAATCTCTTGCCATACTTTGTTAATAGGTTACTCTTACGGCAAATCTCTTTACCATTTTCATAAAATACATATTCTCCTACTATATTCATTTTATCCCCCCTTTCCTTTAACGCCAACCACGCCTTCTCCAACATGGTTTTTAACATTAAAAACAAATCTCATTTTAGGAACTTTCTTTTGATCATAATAAAGTTCTGCTTTAATTACTGTAATATCTTCTAAATTTGGTGCTTCTAATTTTTGTACACCTAAGTATAAAGGATCTCCAGGAGCTGCCGATGAATTATCTCCTTCAGGAACTATATCAGAAAATGTATATTCTATTTGTGGAAGGCCTGCTAGTGGATCACTTGATATTGTATAGGTAAATGGGTTTATCTCGTCCCAGTGTTCTCTTTTTAATGCTTTAGTTAATGGGTCGTCAGCGAATAACTTTAATTTTGGGTTAACTGGATTTTTTGCCATATCAACATTTTACCATTTTAGCTGACATAAATCGACCTGCAAAGCAATCTTGTTGATGGCCCATCCGACCAACTATGAGTTATATCTAATACAACATATTTCCCAGCAGAATATCCAGAGGGAATTGATGAATCTTCTGATGAATATAGGCTTGCTTTCGGATAAGATATCTCTACGATATCTCCTATTTGAAGCAAAGGGTTTGGAAAAATATCAATATCTACGACATCCTGCTGTTTAGACCATTGAGTTTTCATAAAATTTGATAGCTGTATTGCCTCTGTTTCTTTTTGAATCCAGCTTGAGTCAAAAGCAAATTGCTCTTCTTTATCTATTGCTGTAAGGGTGGGGTCAATATATTCAAAAGAATCAGATTTAACAATACTATCTCCAATGACCTTGAAGAATTTTGTCTCTCCATCGCTCAACATGGTATATGTTCCAGAGTTATTTAATATATAGGCTTCCATAGAGAATGCGTCTATATTAGATCCAATAATAGTGGCAAAGGGATTCATTGTAATTATTGGATATCTTGGAATGGCTGGGGCATTATCTCCTGAAGTTATTCTAGAAGATATCTTTACAATTTCTCTTGCTACTGGCCCAAATTCTTCCATGTATCCTATGTCTTCAGTTTGTGAAGATGTAGACATTACAAAATTAGAAAACTTTTTTACAAGAAAAGAGTTTTCTCCCAGATATCCCTTGTATGGACTATATATATCTTTTGTATTAAATTGATCATCTGTAATAGGAGAGGTATAAAAATAATCATATCTTACTGTTCCAATTCCAGAAACTAGCCCTGCCCTGTTTGTAATAGTAAGTGGAGAAGAGTCTACTGCAACTATTTCTGTATTATCAATCATAAATTTAAAGGTTAAATATGTTGTTCCTTCTATCACGCTAGTATTACATTTAACCTGTATGCTATATAATTTGCCGCCCTGAATATTTTGAAATTGAGTATCGTCTTGTTGGTTGTCTGGTAAAACCTTGGCAACACCGTTAGAAACTCTAATTACCTTTACGCATCTATCTTTTATATCTCTTTTGGTTGCACTTTGTGGTGGCTCAACGGTTATAATATAACCTGAAGTATTTGTATCATTTAAACAAAATGCTAGGCCTCCAAGACATATCTGATTTCCTGTTGCAGACCCGTTTGAATTTCTTGCATATGGAAAATACATGCTAGTATTAATAACAAAACTTCCATACCCAGATCTAATTATTTTTGCTACAGTGCTTGATATAGTATATTTTGTTTGTGCCGTAGTTGAGCTTGGGGCGGCATTAAGAGTTAACATAGACCTGGCAGTTTTAAGCCCTGAAGAGTCTGAAGCATCTAAAGACATTAAACTATTGTTTAATGTGGTTGTGCCAGCAGATTTGTCGTATACGTAAGTTGTCCAATTATTTTTAATTGCTGAAAGGTTTAAGTCATGCGTAACTGGTGCGGGTAATAACCCAAAAGAGTTTCTCTCTTTAATTCTAAATTCACCCATGGGTTTAAATGTTCCAGGAATAGAAAGTCCTTGATATTTTGCTACATCCACATCAGATGTAATCCATTGATAGGCAGGAACGCCTGTACCTAATACTTGATATTGATACTTAATTGCATCGTATTCTATAATTTCTTTATTTAGTAAAAGGTATCCTGCTTTTTGATTAAAAACATTATCTACGCCGTCTTCGAGAAAAGTTACTGGCTCTGTAATTATTGATCCACCTACGCCAGTAGTTGAGCTAAGAGTTTGCATTAATGCAGCCGCTCCTAATTTAATTATCCCAGACTCATAGACTGGATCTGCTGTTTGCGAATACTGTGAGGTTAATTGTGGTGTATACCTAACCTTAATAGCTTTAGCAGAAGGTATTGTTGACTTTGTTAAAGAAATTATATTTGGTTGGTTTTCACCATAGGCACTAAACCTAAATTTATAATTTGAGGTTTTATTTGAAAATATATACTCTCTTGTATAAAACTGTAATATATCATTTTCATCAAATACTGCAATCATTTGTGTGTCACTACATAGATCTTGTATATGCTGCCACATGGTTTTTGTGCTATCTGTATAGTAAAATGTTGGGGTTATTGTAGATGTATCTGGAGATACAACATTAAATTTATAGTTTGTAAAACCAATGCTATCTAACAGTCTTCTGATAATAGCTTGAGAAGAATAATCTCTCATCAATATATCGGGTGCTATTATTTTTTGTAATTGTCCTGCTCCATCCAAAGAAGATATTGATACATCTCCAAACTCTGATACAGAAAAATCTTCTGTAGAATAAAATACTCCATACGGTATATTGCTTGAACCATTTATTTTAATAAATGGTTTTATGATAATATTTTTATATAGGTTTATTTTATCTTTATTAAAAGCAAAAGTTTTATCATATATTAATGCTGAGCCATCGTAGCAGTTTAAGTTAATAGAAAATGAATTTGCAGTTACCGATCCTACTGGAGTTATGCCATCTGAAGCGTTTGACGATTCTTTTTTTACATCAAAAGAAACAATTCGATCCGTAACATCTTTTACATACTTAGCAGCAATTTCAATTATTCCTACGTATTCATTTGCTACGTTTATTGTAGTTACTTCTACCTTTAAAGTTTGTATGCCTACTGGTGCTGATGGAGTTGTAAATTCTGTTGTACTCCAAGATGATCCATTATAGTATAAGTCTACAACACCAGAATCTGGTACGGCTGCATTGCTTGAAATTGTTGTTTCTACTCCAGATAGGTTGGTAATCTTAACCGTCCATACGGATGGCTTGCAGTGTGATGTTTCAAATTTAATAGTAATTTTATTTGTATACGCTGTTTTGGCACTTGGATACGACACGGTAAGCAAGCATCCAGGTACGGAAAATGAGCTTGCTCTTTGGCTAACCCAATATTTATATTGAACCTTGTCTCCTGGATAGTATAATCTATATGTCATATCTTTTGATGAAGAATAAACAGATGAAGATTGAGTAACGCTATTGTTCATTATAAAGTATTTGATTCCTGCCGCTTTGGGTCTGCGGGGATCTATTATAGTTTTAACTGGAAACAGCTTTTTAAATGGAAGAGTATCTCCAGAAGATGTAGAAACATCTGTTGATGCAGTTACGGTTGCTCCATCAATCAATTCATTCATATTATACTCAAGCCAGCAGTAAGGGGTGGATGAATAAGAAATAGATTTATTTATAGCATCTAATGCTGTTGTATTACTTAGCATTATACCTCTTCCAGGCCTATACTAACATCCCAAAATTCTTGGGCTGCATCTGATGTCTTTTCTTTAACATTTCTTTTTACAAGAGTATTGCTGCATTGATTAAATACAACTGTTAAAATTTCATCTCTTCCTGCAACTCCATTATATGATATCTTTATCTTAAATGAGCCTGTGCCTTTATTTAAATAAAATGTTTTTAGGTCTACAGCCCCATATCCATTATCTACAGTCATTGTACTATATGATGGCAGCATTCGCCAAGAGGTTGATATATTCTTTTTGTCCGCCACAAACATCTTTCTTAATGTTCCATTAGCCATTCTTTGTGTTTTTTCAATTCTATTATTATCTATGCTGACAGCATCTCTATTATGCTCAGTTAATTTTGTCCATACAGGAGTATCATTAGATGAGGTGTCTATATATAAAACTGAGCCTACTGGTAACGTTATTGCCATTATATTGACCTACTCTCTCCGATTTGGGATCTATTAATTTTAGCATCTTTTCCAATTGCTGCAACGGTAGCCTGCGTAACCTTACGCATAAATGCATCTGTATTTTCTCCAGGTGCCTGGTAAAATGATTGATTTACTACAACGCTAGAGTTTCCTGAATTTGTTCCAACCGAAGACAATTGTTTTGCTGCTGATGGAACATTATAGCTTGGGCTTGCATATGGTACATCTGCTAAATTAGGGATAACCATATTTCCAAATATTAATTCTGGCCCTCTATCTCCAACAATTGTAGGTATTCTAGGATCAATGTCTTTCATTCCGTATCCAGCTTTTTTAACAGCAAATCCAGCATACCCAGCATCAGCAGTGACTACCCACTTCTGTCCTTTTGGATCTGTAAAAGATGAACCGACATAACTTCCAGTTCTATCTCCAGGACCAGAGAACTTCTTTTTTGCTCCAGACTGCTCTAGTTGTGAAAGGCTAACATAAGTTCCTCCGCCATAACTTCCTGCGGCTGAAGATTTTGGAATAGAAGTTGGAGTTGATCCCATTGCCCCCATGCCAGTCGCCTTTAAGTATTCTTCTAAAGACTTATTATTAATATAAAAATTAGTAACTGTAAATGCTTTTGCTGCAAAATCTGCAGCAGATCCCCCTGGGGTAACTGCATCAACCCATCCATTTTTTCCTGGATAGCCAGCATTTGCTTTTGCTACTTTCCCTCCAGCTGCGATTGTTGGGGCTACTAGTCCAGCTGCAGCCTCTCTTCCTTCTGATGTTTTTTGATAATCTGCTCTAGTTTTTCCTGGGTTATCAGCAAGATATTTTTGAAGGTTTAGTTCATATGCAGCTTGTGCTGTATTTAAATTATCAATAGTTAATGTCAGTGCTGCTATTTTTTTATCAAAAACCGTAATGCTATCTGCAGCTAGCGCAGCAGCGTTAGAAATTTTTTCATTAGCATCATTAATTTTTTTAATTTCTGCTAGCGGCGCAGCATTGGCTTTATCTGCTGCTGCCTGTATTGATTTTTTCTGCCCCTCAGTTTGTATGCTTTCTAGCGCAGATTGATATCTAAGTCTTGCTTGTGCAGCTTGCTGTGTATTTCCTGTAGATTCTGCAAATTGTAATTCAAGCTTAGCAGACTGCATCTCACGATTTAAATCAGCTTCTGCTTTTGAAGCATCTAGGGCTTTAATTCTAGAGTCTGCTAATTTATTGGTTGCATCAATCTGAGATTGTAAATCTTTAAGTCTTTGCTTGGAGTCAATTTGAGATTTAACGCTTTGGCCTGCCATGGATCTTGCGGCTGCAGCCCTTTGAGATTCTAAAGTTTTTAGCTTACTATACTCGTCAGAAAGCAAACCATTTGAACTCTTGTTATTGGCAATAACTTGCTTGGATATTACATTGCTTAAATTATATAGAGCTTGTGCTTGTGCGGCATTTAATGTTGATAAATCTCCTGATAGTCCTGCAGCCTGCAATCTTAATTTTTGAAAAATACTTAGTACTGTATCTGTATTATTTGCAAGCTCTTTTATAGCAGGATTTGATTTTGCCATTTCAGAAATAGCTTGTTTTGTAAGAGTAACCTGCTTATACTTACTAGTATTTAGATAATCCATCATCTGAATTTCTGCGTCAAGCCTGCTTATTGCTTCGGTCTTATTGCTTTTATCTTTTCTTGCAGCTTCTTCGCTTTTTCTAACAATTTCATCTACTCCAGCATCAATTGCAGTTAATGATGTATTTAATGCGGATGCTTGAGATTGCGCTTCTCCCAGTCTAACTGCAGTATCAAATGATTTAAGTGATCCTCCTGCTGCTGTCTTTGCATCTGTTATTGCATTAAAGTCTTTATTTCCTACAGTTGATGCTGCAGCCAATCCAGAATTTTTTGAAAGAGATAGCATTGCATAAATTTTCTTAGTTGATTCCTCTGCTGTCATTCCAGCGGCCATTAGCTGTGTTTTTAATCTTACAGCAACGTCACCTAGTTCTGCTTTTTTAGTTGAGTTAATTAATTTAATTTGTTCTGAGTATACATTCTTTACTTCTTCTTTTAATTTTCCATACTCAGTTATTGTCATCTTAATTGGAATACCAGCTTGAGTCATGCTTTCATACGCAAGTTTATTAGCTTCCATTAAGTCTTTTGATTTTTGAATACTATCTTTAATTTTTTGATTATAGTCTACATACTTTAAGCCAGCTTTGCCTGCAGATTCTGCCGTTAAACCAAAACCTAAAGCATTTAATTTGAGCTGTTCTTGATTTTTTTTGTATGCCGTATATAGTCCTGCTGCCACTCCAACAGCAACTCCAGTAACAAGATTAAATTTAGTTAATCCAAGAGCCACCTGTGCAAGAGTTGATTTTAACTTACCGCCTTGAAAAACAGTACCTGCAAGAGATTGACCAAGCTTATTATTTGCAAAAACTGATTTTTCTAACTTGCTTGAGATATCTAGCTCTGATCCACCTCTGCCTCCCATAAGCATTCCTGGAAGCATAAATCCAGCCATACCGCCTAAGCTTCCGCCCATGTCCCCACCTATGCTTTGTCCTAGGCTTTGTCCTCCCATAGAACCTAGCATTCCTAGACCCATCTGCGCTACCATGCCACCCATTCGATAGCCTTTAACTTGCCCACCCGACATATATCCTGGAACCATTCCTCCAGAATTAAATCCAATTCTTCCACCCCTATTAGCTCTTCTTGGAAGTGCTGCTAAAGGTCCAGAAGCGCCTCTTCCTCTTGATAGACCAGCAGCAAATACCCATTTGCCTAAACCAGATTTTGCAAGTCTTGACATAAAAGGTTCTGGAGATTTTGCATGTGCAAACAACGCTCCACCTGATCCTTCAAGTGTTCCAACCTTAATCTTTTTGCCATCCGTAGTAGTTAATGTTTGAGCTAGTGCACTGGTACTTGCTCCAGACTTACTTGCTTTGCTTGTTGTGTCTCCAGTGTGTGCTCCAACATTTTGAGAAAATTGATCCCATAGATGTGCAACTTCTGGATTATTTCCTACTGTAGATTTTATTCTATTATTTGCTAACTTCCAGTAATCATTATTAGCATCACCAACACTAGTACCTTGTCTATTTAATACCTCAAGATATTTATCATATATTAATTTAGATGTTTGTTCTGCTTCTACTTTGCTTATAATACCGTTTGATGCAAGAGAACTTAAAAATTGCTCTGTAGACCCTCTATGAATGCTACCCGATGACTTCATTGCTGCTGCTAAAAGTCTCCCTGGTATAGAACCATTTTTCATTTTTAGATTAAGACTTTGTCTAGTTATTTTTCCAGCCTTTTTTTGTTTTGGTGTGCCAAATTCTTCTAATATTGCTGGATCGGTAATATCACCAATGTATAGCCCAGCTGTTCCCTTTAAACTATAAACTCTTGATAAGTCCCCAGTAAATCCTGGCAAAACTTTAAGTACTTCTTGACCGCTAAGTCCGCTAGTCTTAACATCCCATCCTTCTTTTACTGGTCCAGAAGATCCCAGGTTGTACATAGGGCCATTAGATCCTTGTCCATTTATCTCTTGAAGTAATGGTAAGTTTGCAGCCGTGGCTTCTTTATTTATTACAAATTCCCCAGGAGTAAGCATTGCTGGAACAGTATCTGTATTCCCAGAACCTGGTACAGTTCCTCCCGTTGCCATTCTTTTTGGAATAGTTGTTTCAGTGCTATATGGAGCTCCAAATGTCTTAACTCCTAATCCTTGTGCAATTTGATTCAGAAGATTTCTTGTTCTTCCTGGACGAGACAATTCTTTCATATTAGACTTGCCCGCATTATTTACTACTGGTTGATTTAACAATGGCACTGATGTTAAATTAATACTTCTTCCTTGTTGTCCAGCTATGTCTACTGCTGCCCCAGCAATCATTTTTTCTACTTGTGCATTTAATGCAATAATTTTTACTCTTGCTTGATCTACCGTTATTTTCCCCGCTTGCAATTGTGCAACAATTGCTGAAGATTCAGTTGCTGCATTTTTAATAAGAGATGTCATTGATGGAAGCAATGCTTGATAAGATGCTGATAATTCGTTTGTTATTAATCCCGTTCTTGAAACTTCTTGCTTAAGCAATTTAATTTCTGTATCTGATTGCATAGCAAGTGCGCCTGTCATTGCATGCCATTTAGCCGCCTCTTGTGCAACAACTCCAGTTGATGCGCCTCCAATTGAAGTAAGTCCTGGAATCTTTGGCAAATCTCCTTCTGCATATATCTGTGGATTGTTACCAATTTTTTGATTAACTTTTGGAGCTCCTGGGACTACGCCAAAAATAGTTTGTGCCGATCTTTGATCGGTTGTCATTCCAGCTACTGGATTCATGTGTGACATAGATCTTGTATCTTGTGGACTTAGTAGTGGATGATTTGGATTAACCTGTCTTCCGCCTGCTGCAACAATTGTTCCTCCCATAGTTGTAAATGCAGGCGATACCGATATTTGTCCAGACTTTGCCTTCTGTTCAAGAATTGTAAATTCTGCAATTAATCCTTGTATTGCTGTTTTTAATACTGTTGCTGCTTTTGCGTCATTGTAAAATGTTGCCTCTGCAAGTGATCCTGCTTTTGATGCTGCTAAAATTTCTGGAGTAAGCATCTTCCAGCCTTCTCCTCCTTTAAATAAAGATCTAAAGTGTGAAGCGCCTTTAATAATATATCCGAAGAAGTTTGCAAGAACACCAGTTAACATAATAACTGGACCTATAATTGCTGTAAGCCCTGTAACAAGTGTTAAAATAGTTTTTACTGGGGCTGGAAGCTTGCTAACAAATTTTACAATGCTATCTACTACATTAACAAAAAATGTTTGAACCTTAAGAAATTCTTCGCCAATTCCAGCAAGATCTGCCTTTAGGGACTCAACCGCTCTTTTATATTTTCCAGATGCGGACTCTGTAACAAGACTTAACTCTCGGCTTGCCACATTTGCTAAATCTTGTGAACTTGTTTTCATAAGATCCATTACCTGCAAAGTTTGACTTCCCTGTCTTCCAAGGTTCTCAAACAAAGCGTTCATTCTTGCAAATTGGAATTTACCAAATAACTGCTCAATAGCCTGTTGCTTTTGTAATGGATTTAAAGAGTCAAGAGCAGACTGTAGCTCTAAAATCATTCCTGTTAAATCTCCTGCATTATCATTAACAATATTCTTTAAACTTATTCCCATTGCTCCAAATGACTCTTGTGCAACCTTTGTTGGATTAATTAATGACGCAAGTGCTGACTTTAAAGCATTAGCACCTTCTGATGCATTTATTCCGCCTTCTTTCATTGCTGTTAGATATAAAGCCAAATCTTTTACGCTTCCTCCAAGCCCTTGAACAACTGGACCAGCTTTTGGAATTGCTTCAATCAAATCTGCAAGGCTTGTTGAGGTTTGGTTTTCAACTGAGTTTAAGAAGTTAATTGATTCAGTTAGCTGTTCTGTATTTTGTTTAAATGCATTTTGAATTGCAAGAGTTGCCTTCATTGCATCTTGTCTATCAACTTCACCAAGTACTGCTAATCTAGTAGTTTCTTTTACTGACCCTAGAAGATCATTACCAGTTTTACCAGTTGCGGCAACGTCCGCAGCAAGCTGGATTGTTTCTTTAAATGATGTTCCGTATGCCTTTGCTAATTCTTTTGCTGTAGCCGATACTTCATTTCTAATTTTTGTAAGATCGGCACTAGAAGTTGCTGCAACTCCTCCATAAACCTTTGTAAGTCTTGTAAGTTCTGCATCTGCTTCTCTAAATGATTTTGCTGCCGCCATTCCAAATGCCGCTAAAGGAACTGTAAGTCCTACTGTAAGCTGACGACCTGCCCACTGTGTATTCTTACCCCAGTTAATAAGTTGTACTCCGCCATCTTGAATAACCTTATTCATTATCTGAAGTTCTTGTCTTGCTAATGCTGTCTTGTTCTTTACGGCATCAAGCCCTTGAGGAATATGAACGCTATATTGCATCAACCCCTGGGCATTTTTGCCAAGGGGTTGGACAATTGCATTTTGTAGTGCTACTTGCTGCTTAGCAAGTTCTCTAATTAATCCGCCTTGGGTCTTTGTATGCTGTTGAAATGTTTGAAAGTAATTCTTTAACTTAAGTTGACCTGAGTCAAGGTTCTTGCCAAACTTTTCAACATCTGATGTCAATGTTACGAAGTGTGTTGCAAACTGTCCAGTTCGTCTTAGGTTTTCTCCAAATGAACGATTCATTACAGAAACTTGATTTGCAAGTTTTGCGTCAGAAGCAATTATTTGTGCTTGTAATTTAGATAGTGAGGCTGTTACCTTATTAACATCTGCAATAAGACCTGAGAAGTCGGCATTAGCGACTATGTTTGTTACTATATTCTCATCAGCCATTTATCAGTATTTACTCCTTAACATATCCTAGCCCTACTCCAATTCCAAATCCAGACTCTGCTGCAAATTGTCCTTGTAGTGAAACTACATCGTCTCCACTTGCTTGTATTCCCAGAGCCCTTCTTTGAACATCTTCAAAGGTAGAACTGCTTTCTTTTTCTGTATCATCTTCTAAATTAATACCCTTAAGGCTTGCGGTAAACTTTCTGCTTTCCGTTTCCTTTTTAGATATTGCTTTTAAAGTTTGAATGAGTTCTGGCATTGAAAGATTTGACTCTAGGTCATCGTAACTCCGCCAATGTCCTAGAAGAAAAACCTCTCCTTCTAAGGCAGCTAGATCTAGTTCATCCCAGCTAGAACCGCCGCCTGAGTTAAATTTGAGGACTCTTCGTCCATCTTAATTCCACCGCAAATTTCAAGAATGCGATTGATTGTTGGAATATCCAACGCATCTTCAAACGCATCTCTATCCTTAACAAGATCTGGAACTTGCTTTTCTAGAGCAACTCCACAGGCCTCAATAAGTACATCTAGTGATTCAGTCTGATCTTCAGCCGTTGCAGTTTTTTGAATAACTGCCATAAATTTTCTTAGCTCTTTAATTGATAATGGTTTTAAAGTAACGGTTGTTCCGTTTTGTAGTTTCACTTCTTCTGTGCTGTATATCGTAGTTGCCAATTTAATCCTCCTAGGATCTAGTCTTAATTATTATAACATATAGGTATTATCGACACAAATGAGAAACCCCCAGTTTCCTGGGGGTTTTCATTAATAAATTGAATTTATTATGCTACTAATACACGGTCAATAATCTTGCCGTATTCTGAGCCAGAGTAGTTAGCATCTGGTAGAAGACGGAAAGTCACTGGGAATGTAGTTGCAGTTGTACGTGCAAGAGAGTGCTGTGACTGTTGTACAGACAAAACACGACGTGCATAATATACACGCTCAGATGAAGTTGAACCTGCTGTTGGAGCCTGTCCGACTGCAATTAATTGACGCTCTGTTGGAGCTGCACCAAGGGAACCTGCTGCTAGACCAAGCTCTTGCTTAGCTGTTGCGCCTGTTCCTGTTACTGCTGAAAGTGTGCTTGAGCTCTGTCCGAACACTGTTACAATGTTCTCTAGAGTACCTTCTGACATTTCTGTTGCAATCATAACTTCCATTGCAGACTTGAAAAGCTTAGCTGTATCAAGTAGCTGATCAACTGTTACTGAATCAAATGTTGGGTTATATGTAATTTGAAGACCATTGTTGGTAAAACCAACGTTACGGTATCCAAAAAGTCCTGCTGTTTGGTTTACGTTATTAAGCGTAGTTGCGTATGATGCTCCAGATACGAAAGCTGGAACTCCTACTGTTGTTGCGCCTGCTGTAATAGCGACGCCTGCTTCTGCGTTAGCGATGTAATCTGAATCGTTAATGTCAATAGTTGACAAGAACAATGGAGATGCGCCAACTAGAATGTTTTTAGCATTACCTACGGATTGTGCCATAGTTATTTTCCTCCTATTTATAAAAATATATATATATTGTTGTAAATCATTAAATCTTGGCTGGCTAGGCCCTTCCCTCTATGTACAATAATAGAGTATAATGCGCCCAAAGGCAAACTAAAGGAATCTACCTAATGAGTCTAGATGTCTTGCGTATTTGACCTCAAGAATCACATCGGTAGACAAAAATCCTGCTAATTCTTCAGATGGGGTTGTTGGAGATATATCGGCAACAAATATACTAAAGAATTTGAACTTGTTAGATAGGCCAGAATAGGCATTAGCATCCCTTGCCGAATCATCCATTCTTCTGAATAGATCTGTCATTAAGTTTCTAATTTCATTGATCTCTGAAACATCTGTTGAATATATAGTGAACATAATCTGCTCACAGCATATTGCCCAGTTGTCCTCATATGATAGCCCTATCTTGTCATAGACTATGTGTTTCTTCCCGCTCAAAAATTGATTCATTTCTGCAGACTGCTGAACAGGAATAATAGGTACAATTTCTTGCCCAATATTCTCAGAATAATAGTCTGTGGCTGCAAAAATATTGTTAGACTTTAATTGTGCCCACAAGTACTTCCTTAAATCAAGCATTATGTCTGCTTTATAGTCTGTCATACTGCACCTCCAAATGCTGAGGCAATTGCTGAACTTGCCTGCATATTTAATGTATTTGGCGAAAATGAATATTTAACCTTTTTAATATCTGATGGCAACTTCATTGCTTTAGTTAAAGATGAATTAAATAGTCTTTGAAACCCTGAATTCTTAATTGATAAATTAACTAGATTTCCTGTAAAGAACTGAGCATATGCAATTTGAAATCTTCCAGTTGCCTTGCCTCCGCCAGGCCTTGTAACGGTCACAGAAGCCCCTTTAGGCATATACACTACTCCAATACTAGTTTCAAATACTAAGCGCTCTGCGGCCCTTGGGCGAATTACTAAGGGCATTCCAGCTTCCATGACAGAAGCTTTTTTAGAAAACACATATCTACTCTTACCAAAACTATTTGGCACTGAAGATTTTGATAATAATAATGATGATTTTATTTTAAAAGAAAGGCCCGATGAACTTATTACGTTTAAATCAAATAGCCTTGATCCTGCGTTTCCAGTCTTATTCCACTCATACACATGGTGAAGTGATTTAGGATTAACCCTAGCCTGAGAGTCTACATATAGGCCAAAATCTTTCTCTAACTGTTTAAATATAACTGATTGAAATTTATCTTGAAACTGCTTATTAGTTGTTATCTTTGATACAACCTGTGCCTGATAATATACTGCTGCAGATATTTGTGCAACCGTACTATCTTTTAAAATCTTACCCGAAGTTCCAGACATGCCTTTTTGCAAACCGCTGGCTGCTGTTACTAGGACTGCGCTATTATCCAATTCTCTGGTTTTCCGATCTTTTAACAGTATGATTATATCCTAGAACTCCGCCAAAAGGATCTGTTATTGGAGTTGTTCCCATTACTTCATAGACTGTAGGGGTATTGGTAGGGAAATTTAACTCTTCCCAAATAACGGTTCCTTCAGAGTCTCTAATGTTGGTAATTTTTTCTCTTAAAGTTATTTTTTCTGATGTTCTAACTTGTAATAGTTCTTCATTTTTATACTTATTAGAGAAAGTTTGTTTGTCTCCCGAAGTGCTTGAAGAAGAGTTGCTAATATTTCCTTTTACGCTACATGAAACTGTTCTGTCAAACTGCCATTCTTTTTTTATTGATCCAGTGTCTGGGTCTTGTAAGTCAAGCGGTCTGTAGACATCCATATACATGCTAAGAATAGAGTCAACAAGATCATACATTAGATTACAACCATTTTATTGATAACATATGGTAGAAGTAGTTGATCTGCATATAGATTACCAGTTCCTGAATATGTACCAGAATTGTACTCGAATTTCCAGTCAAATGTTTGAATTGACTTCATGTACTTGTTACGCCAAACTTTATCCTTTGAAAAATAATCTTTCATTAATTCAATACATGCTAGATCAACTTCATCTGGAACTTCTTCCCATCCAAATCTTCCCTGAACTCTATATGTTGATCCATTTGCAAAGACTCCATTCCATGTATCATTTATTGAAGGAGGAACCATACCATTTGCTGTATAGACAGTATTATCAAGCATATCGGCTCTATTTATTCTTATTCCAAATCCGCTTTCTGAAATAATTGTATTATAGTTCCAATTATCGATATCTTTTAAGGGGGCTATTAATAATATATCATTTTGATATAGCTCATGAATTTCTGCTAACTTATATGGCAGTGGTAAAACATCAGAGCCTGATCCATATGCAATTTGCACATCATCATATAAATAGAATTGCTGGCCTGTATAAGCTTCAATTAATTTTCTAGCATATCTTTCAGCGTTACATAATTCAGCATAAGATTTAGAATTAGGATCTGAAAAATCAGACCCCAATCCTAAAGAATCAATTGCTTGACTCAAATCCGTATATGGAGTTTGCACATAAACCTTATGGTTTATTTCTGTAGATACTGAACCAACTGTGTAAGACCAATTCAACCTAAGTTGTCTTTGTCTATCTGTATATGTTAATGGAATATATACAGAATATGTGCCTGAATCTACTTCAGATTTTACTGCCGTTAATGTTGCAAGAATTGTTCCAGGGTTGATGGCTGGAACTATCGCTGGATCTTCTGTAATATCATATAGCCGAACAACTGGAAGACTGTCTGAGTCAGTTAGTTGCCCCTGCCAAAACACTTTGTGTGTTACTGGTGAATTTGAACCTACTAGAATTTCCATTTAATAAAGGTTAAGCGTAGTACTCCTGAACTTCCTTTGGAGTTGCTAAGCGGAAACCCTCCTCCTTGTCAAAAATTTCTTGAGCGTCTTCTGATGTCATTGCGACAAAAGGATGCTCTTTTGTAAACGTATAGTTAAGAATATCATATCTGTAATTCTCTCTAGTCATTCTAACTAGTAATGTATTTTCTGGTTGAGCATCAGGATTGAATCTTGGAAGAATCTCTTCTGAATCTTCGCTGAATTCGTCTGCCGCCTTCTCAATATCCTTAATAGTCTTTTGGTAAACAGACCAAGTTACTCCCTCTTCGGTAAGAGCGGCAACAATATCGGTCTTATTCTTTAGTCCATCAGTATCAACTGCAAAGTCCTCTGCAATTTTTCTGAGTTCTGCTACTTTCAATGTCTCAAATGACATATATTCTCCTTTGTTAGGTTCTTTAATTATAGCATTAGAGCCATTATTTGGAAAGGGGATTTGCGTGTTTTTTTACATTGCATGAGCCATGGGCTGGGCGGACATTATCGAGAGTGTCCGTTCCTCCCTTAGATAAAGGAACAACATGGTCAATATGTAGACCAATTTCCCATCCAGATACGCCAGATAGTCTTGGGGCGGACAAGTCAATATCAGTATTACATATATGACACATAGACCCATAAAGATCTAATACCTCAGACTCTTTATAATACTCAAATCCATTATTAAATCTATTAGCACGTCTACGTCTTTCAGAGGATCTTTTAGATTCTGGATTTAGTTTTCTATATTCTTTTTGATAGCTTATACTATAATCTGGGTTATTTATTCTCCAAGCCCTGGTACTGTTAATTTCTTTTTCAGGATTTATAGAATACCTATCTTTTCTTTTGTCTTTTAATTTTTCTGCATTCTTAGCATAATATTCGTTAAGGTATTCCCTGTGAGATTCTTTGCACGGCTCACACTTTGTTGTTTTTTCTACACAATGCTTTTGATATCCCGCATTGCTTCCACATTTATTCATAAAGATAGTATACCAAATAAAGAAGGGCCTGGGAAGAACCCAGGCCCAACTTAATTATTAACAGTTACTTATGAAGCAACCTTAACATTTTTCACCACTACCCAGGCATCAGCCTGTTCGATCTGGACGCCAACACGAGTATACATTGTGTACTCAATTGAGTCCTTACGTGGCCAGAAGAAACGGTAAACAGTTACATCACGCTTGACACCAATAACTACGTTATTTGGGAATGACAAGTGGATATCTCCGTGAGATCCTGTTGCTCCTGAGTGTGTACCAGTCTGTGCCTCTGCAAGTAGCGGAACTTCGATGATCGGAATACCGAACGCGAATGGTGCTACGTATCCTGCAGGTCCACCTAGTGGTGCGACTCCGCCACGGATTACGCTTGAAGCGATGTCCTGTGGAATTGTCTGGTTTGTTCCAATACTGTTCTTGTATAGGAAATCCTGAATCAAGTTTGATCCAGCAAGGAAGCGAAGGTCTCCACGACGTTGCTTGTACTTACGTGGCATAGCCTTAAGTGCCTTGTTGAATACTTCACGAGAAACTTCAGCGCCAGCTGCGTCTACGACACGACCTGATGCCTTTGCCTTCTTTACAACGCCATCAAATGACTTGTAAAGAGCGTCTCCTGTTAGAGATGTATCACCGTTAAGAATAACATCTTCGATGTCATTTCCTGCCTGTGTTGCCATTAAACGTGCAATATGATCTTCAAGATCTGCACCCTCAATGTTATCTTCTAGAGATTCTGTTGAAAGCTCCCAGTCCATGCGGAGTTTCTTTGTTGTTAGAGAAATCTTTGAGAAAGTTACTGCTGAGTTAGCAGCATCGTTATCTCCTTCAGTTGCAAGCTTCATAAGCTTCTCACCAACGGACATACGGTCAATCTCGGCTGTGTCTGACTTCATACGAACTGTACGTGCAACTTTACCAATTACGGTTGCGTCGAACATATAGTCAAGGAAGCGGGCAGACTGTTCAGGGTTAAGAAGACCACCATTGCCAGACTCGCTAGCTGTGTGTACTCCAGAACCACCAGTTGTTGAAGCAAATGTACCACGGGCTGTTGTGCCAGTTGCAATTGCTTTTTCTAATGTTTCATTGCTCATTATTTATACCTACCTTAGTTAAATATTTCGTTCACGGAACCGAGGAAAGAACCGTTCCATTTGGATTTTTTGATTGTTACTTCTTCTGATCGGCCAAGATCTGAAGACTTCTTGATTGCAGTCTCTGATTCTACTGCATCGACACGCTTTTGTACACCATCAATCGTGCTCTTGATATCATTTACAGCACTTGAAAGTACTGTGTGTTGTTCTGCCAACTCTGAAATTCTAGCATCTACGCTCTTGCTGAAAGATTCAACAGTCTCTTGGATTGTTGTAACTTGTGCTGCATTTGCTTCAGATGCCTTGTTTAAAGTTTCTGAGAAAAAGCCTTTTAGATCGCCTAACATCTTTGCAAAATCAGGTTCATCAACCTTATCTTCTGATACTTCGGCTGCTTTTTCCAGAGTTTCGGCAGGAACGTCTTCTGCTACTGCTTCTGCAGGAGCCTCAACTGGTGCTGCATCTTCTGCAACAACTGCTGTCTCTTCAACGGCTACTTCAACTGGTGCATCAACTGCAACATCTTCAGCAACTACGTTTTCTGTGTTTTCTGACATTTCATTACCTCCTTCTGCGTTTGCCTGTTTTGCAATTTTTTGTGTATCAGGCAACGTAAATCTTGAATGCTTGTATGCATCAAGAATCTTATCAATCTCTTTTGCTTTATTAACATCTGAACTCTCAACCCAACCAATTAGTTGTGCTGGCTTACCAGATACTGGTGAGTCATATGTCTTCTCTGTTGAGATAAAAACAGAGTTACTGTCTTCACAGTAAAAAATATTTTCGGTTACAACATCTACTGCTATACCTTTTGCAATGTATTGTCCATTTACTTTCTGAATAGAAAGAATGTTACATAGCTCATTTGCTGGTGAATCTACAATTGATAGTTCCATCAATTCGTAATCTTTAATAAATCTTACAGTCTTACCTGTAGCTTTATTAACTTCATTATCTGATTCTTTAATCTTTCCGCCGATTGAGAATCCTGAAAGAGTTCCGTCAAGAACTTTTTCCCAGCTATCCTGTGCGCCTTTTGAAATATATGCTGTTACGTAAACGCCATTATAAAATTCTTTAGTTGTTGGGTCATAAAAAGTTTCTGGCTTAAAAGAAACCATTTTTCCAACTGCAAGTGATCCGTGCATCTCACGAATGTTTCCACGGAAACTTTCAAATGCTTTTACGCTTGCTTCTGCCGTTACAACATCGCCTGTTTGATCAACATTGTCAAGTGTTGCAAAACCAGATACAGTTCTCTTTTCACGGTTAACTTTAGTGAAAGGTACAGACAAGTTAATGTCGTTGCCATGGCTAGTCCATAAAGACTTTTCAATATTCATATGCTTAATTTTATCTACTTATAGATAAAAAGGCAAATAACAGTTGAGTAGAGTTAGTCAACCTGTCTGCCATCGCCTTTTGCATTTCTGCCTTCTCCTGAATTATCTGGGGCGGTTGCTTGGCGATTTTGTTCTCTTTGTCTGGTATTTCCAGCTTGGGCTAATTGTTCTGAGGCTGCTTGACCTTTCAGGTCAATAACATCGTCTCCTCCGTCAAGGGGAATCATACCCTTTCTAATTCTAACTTCATTAGGGGTAATTACCTGCATTCTTAAATATCTTTCGTCAATTTTAGACTGAGTATCTTCATCGGTTAAAGTTAATTCATTAAATTTAAGCGATAGGGCATCTGTCTTTTCCTCAAATATTTTATTTACTTTCTTTTCTAAAATCATTTGGGCTGGACGGCAAACTTGTTCTTTAAATGTTTTATCGGCATCTCTTGCCACTGCCAAATTTACTCCCTCTGGAGTTCCAATTTTATTAATTGGCACACG